AGGTACAGCGTTTACTGCTGGTAGTGCTGTTCTTGCTGAAGCAGAATTAGAATTACTTGATGGATTAACCGCTGGCACAGCAATTGCTTCTAAAGTAGTTACAACAGATGCATCTATAGATACAACAGGACAAAGAAATCTTACAATTTCGGGAGAACTTGATGCTGCTACACTAGATATTTCTGGAGCGATTGATGTTGCTGGTAATTCTGTTTTAGCATCTGTTGATGTTACTGGAGTTGCTACTGCTGCTACATTTGAACCCGATGGTGATACTGCTGCGGGTGATAATGCTGCAATCGGATACACTGCTGCTGAAGGTTTAATCCTCACTGGTCAAGGCAGCACATCTGACATTACACTGAAGAATGATAATGATGATACTGTCTTTACAGTTCCTACTGGCACATCAACTATTGTCTTTCCTGATGATGCAAGGGCTAATTTTGGTGCGGGTTCTGATTTACAAATATTCCATAACGGCAGTAACTCTTTTATACAGGATCAAGGTACTGGAAGTCTTTATCTTGATAGTGTTGCTGGAAATATTTATTTAAGAGTAAATAATAATGAAAACGCATTTGAAGCTGTACAAAATGGTGCTGTTACACTTTATCACAATAATGCTGCAAAAATTGCGACTGCCAGCACAGGCGTCACTATAACTGGAGAAGCTACAGCAACAGGATTCACAGGAACATTAGATGGAATCTTAGGAAGTGGAACAGCAGCTGCTGCTAGTGTAACAACACTAAACACTTCTGGTCAAGTCATTTTCAACGAGGCAGGAGCGGATATAGATTTCCGGGTTGAAGGGAATGGCGAGGCTAACTGTATTTTCGTAGCCGCCGGTGAGAATCGGGTTGGCATAGGCACGGCGTCACCCGCAAATTTGCTCCAAGTAGGCCCTCGTAATAACACTGAAACTCTCAGCGTAGTAGCCGCTAATGGTGGAGCTAGTATGATTATGCGTGCAACTACAGGGACTCTAGGAACATTAGGTTCAACGAACAATGTTCCTGTAAATTTCTTAGTTAATAACGCCGAAAAAATGCGAATCCTTGCTGATGGCAAAGTCGGCATCGGCATCGCCGCACCTACTGCGACATTAGACGTTTTAGGAAATAGTGACAGCATTCCAGCCTTAAAACTAGGTGCAAATGCAACTCATGGTTGGAATTTTTATGATAGTGCGAGCAACGGCGATCTTATCATAAAATCAGAGGCAAGCAATACGCAGACTGAGACCTTTAGACTTCCAAGGGTTGGTGGGGCGGTCATCTCCGGTGGCAACGTCGGTATTGGTGTAGCGGCTCCGGCAAGTCTTTTAGAAATTAAAGCGGCGGCACTTAACCGAGCTAACGGCATTTCTTTCCGAGGAAGTGGCGCAAACGATGTACTTTATATCTACCCATCTGCGAACAACTTAGCGACTATCGAACATTTGATTGATGGATCAACAGATACGGGTGGTGCAATTGCAATTAATCCGCAAGGAGGCCACATCGGAATCTGCAATACCGGCGCCAGCACCGCCGTCGGGTGGATTTTCAACGACACCGGGTTTGTACAACATGCCCGACCCTCTGGCTCAGCGCAGTCTATGACAGGATTTTACAACGGTGGAAGTTTAGTAGGTGAGATTCGCTCATCAACTAGTGCAACAGCATACCTTACTTCATCGGATTATAGGCTCAAGGAAGAAGTAGCTCCAATGACTAACGCATTGGCTAAGGTAGCGCAGCTAAAGCCTTGCACATATAAGTGGAAATTAAATGGTGAAGCAGCACAAGGCTTTATCGCCCATGAGTTACAGGAAGTTGTTCCAGAAGCAGTTGCGGGGGTAAAAGATGAACTTGATGAAGACGGAAATCCTAAACACCAAGGAGTTGACACTGGCTTTTTGGTTGCCACACTCACAGCAGCCATTCAAGAGCAACAGGCCACAATAGAAGCGTTAACAACTAGGATAACAGCACTAGAAGGATAAAATAAATCTTATAAATATAATGAATAGGGAGAATATATAATGCTAGGGCAGCAGTTCTATCACGAAACAGTACGCAATATAGTTGTGGGTTTCGGAACAATTTTTAATAATATTCAGTTAGTCCGTAAGGATAACGCTGGAAAAGTTCAACAGACCATGAAGGTTCCTTTGGCATATGGTCCAAGGCAGAAGTTTCTTGTTCGCTTGAATGATGATCCAGACCTTAGTAAAGCAGTTGCTGTTACTTTGCCTCGTATCGGTTTTGAGATTACAGGGCTTACCTATGATCCCGCAAGAAAATTAAATCGTGTTCAGAAGTTTAAGAAAGTTGATACTGATGATACAAAAAGGTTGGACACGCAATATATGCCTGTTCCTTACAATGTTAATTTTCAACTTTATATTCTCGCAAAACAATCAGATGATGCTCTACAAATTGTTGAGCAGATTCTTCCATACTTTCAGCCAGATTACACAATCACGATGAATGATAACGCTGATATGGGTGTTAAAAAAGATATACCTGTTATTCTAAACAGTATTAATTATGAAGATGATTATCAGGGAGATTTCACCACAAGGCGAGCAATCATTTATACTCTAGATTTCACTTGTAAGTTCTATCTATATGGGCCCGTTACTTCTAGTAGGGTTATTAAGACGGTACAGGTTGATGCATATACTGATTTGCCTGACAAATCACCCACACGCCAGCAGAGACTTACAGTTACACCAAATCCAACCAGCGCCGATGCTGATGATGATTTTGGTTTCAATGAAGTAACATCGTTTTTTGAGGATGCGAAGAACTTTAATCCTGTAACAGGCACCGATGAGTAATTCTATAGATAAAGCCTTGGGTGTGGTTGAATCTTTACCATTGAAAATGCCCCCACAAGAAATTGTAAACAAAGTTCCAGATGAATTGGTTGGTGATGAAGTAGATGCTGATTACAAATACCAAAGAGAAAACTTTTATCGGTTGGTGGAACAAGGTTCTACTGCGATTGAGGGAATACTTGAGCTTGCGAGAGAAGGAGAGCATCCAAGAGCATATGAGGTTGCTGGAAATCTTATCAAACAAGTCTCAGAAGTTACCGAAAAACTAGGCGATCTACAAGAAAAAATGAGAAAACTCAAAGAGGTTCCCAATAATGCACCGAAGAGTGTTACTAACGCATTGTTCGTTGGTAGTACTGCTGAGCTGCAAAAAATGCTAAAGGAAAAATAATGTACGAATATAAATGCAAAATTATTAAAGTTATCGATGGTGATACAGCTGATGTAGATATTGATTTGGGATTTGGTGTGTGGATGAAAAAACAAAGAGTTCGTTTCTATGGCGTGGATACACCTGAGTCGAGGACAAGCGACAAAGAAGAGAAGGTCTATGGTCTTATGGCTAAGGAGTTTGTTCAGAACCACCTTCCATTAGGTTCCACACAGACTCTACGCACCAAGAAAGACGGTGTGGGTAAATATGGGCGTATTCTTGGTGAATTCCTTTATGAATATGAATATGATGGCGTCACTATTAAATCTACAGTCAACGAAGAACTTATTAAGACGCACAATGCGGTTCGTTATTTTGGACAGTCTAAAGATGACATCGCAGAAGAGCATTTACAAAATAGAGAATTTCTTAAATAATGGCTGATAATCAATACCTTGGAAACCCAAATCTCAAGAAGGCAAATGTAGCTCAAAACTGGACGAAAAAAGAACTTGTTGAGTACCAGAAATGTATGGAAAATCCACAATATTTCATAGAAAACTATGTAAGGATTGTATCTCTTGATGAAGGTCTTATACCATTTAAGATGTATGACTTTCAGAAAGAAATGGTTGGTACGTTTCACAGTAATAGATTTACCATTTGCAAACTACCAAGACAATCAGGTAAGTCTACAGTTATGGTATCATATTTGTTACATTACGCACTATTCAACCCCAGTGTAAATATCGCAATCCTTGCCAATAAGGCTGCAACAGCAAGAGACTTACTATCACGTTTGCAACTTGCTTATGAACATCTACCCAAGTGGTTGCAGCAAGGGGTAATGAGCTGGAACAAAGGTTCCTTGGAGTTAGAAAATGGTTCAAAAATTCTTGCCTCTTCTACTAGTGCTAGTGCCGTTCGTGGCGGTTCTTACAA